TTTTCAATTATAGGACTATATTTTGGTGGCTCACTTACTAGGAAATAAATATGTATTACAAAGGTATTATAGTATTAATAGTTATAGCAGTCCTTATGACTATGGAGAACTCTATTGCTGATGTAACGACAGATTCTAGTCAATCCACACAAACGAATACATCAGGAAGCAATACTTCTATTTCAGGTTCGTATGAAAGCGAATCAACAACAACTTATCAATCAGGTTCTAGTTCAAATACTACAACGAATAATGATACAACGAATAACAGCAATCAAAAAACTGCTGTCAATAGTGCAACAGCACCATCTATGCAGGTCTATGGACAAGATTCTTGTGTTGTGAGTACCTCAACTGGAGTTACAGTTATAGGATTTTCATTTAGTGGTGGTTCTTATCACGAAGATAAGAATTGTGAGAGAAGAAAAGGTGCAGTATTGTTAAGTAAATTAGGCATGAAAGTAGCTGCAATTTCTTTAATGTGCCAAGATGAAAATGTATTTGATGCAATGTGGAACGCAGGTACACCTTGTCCATTTGAAGGATTGATAGGACAAAAAGCGAAAGAAAAATGGATGGAAAAGCGTAGAAAAGAATTAACAGGGGGTACTCAAGCTAAACCGAGTATGACTTGGAATAATATGTTGGAAGAATAATGGAATTAACTTTTACAGATAAAGCAGCAAATAAAACAGCAGAATTAATTAAAGAAGAAGGTGATAATTTATTATTAAGAACCTTTGTTCAAGGTGGTGGTTGTTCAGGTTTTCAATATGGATTTACTTTTGAACAAAAAGCTAATGATGCTGATTGGAAAATTACAGCTAATAATGGAGTCGTATTATTAGTAGACCCTGTATCAATGCAATATCTTAGAGGTTCTACTATAGACTATGAAGATAATGTTTTAAAAGGTGCTGCTTTTATTATTAAGAACCCTAATGCCAAGAGTACCTGTGGTTGTGGTTCGTCTTTTACTACCTAGTTATGAAAAAAATATTATTTATTTTATTATTCCCTTTAATAGTATTTGGTGATGAGGTTACAACAAGTAATCTTTTACCACAAACTTTTACAACAGGAAATAATTGGTCAGGAGACATAAATCATAATCATGGTACAGGTACACTAGCTACTTATCATGGTGATGAAGTAGAACATTCAGGTATCTCTTTAGTTGATGATGCTGATATGAGTGTATCTCAAATTAGAAATGGTTGGTCATCTGAATTTAAAGCAAACATTTGGATATGGAACAACTATGATTCCACAGTTAAGATGGAACAAACCATAACCAATTCAAGTGGTGGTTCAGTAACACAATCAAGAGTAGTTAGTTTAGATGGTTGTGGTTCAATAAATTGTGGTGCTTACACCAACTATACTGACACCCATACGCAAGGCGCTAATTCATCAGACGATTATAATATTAAATCTAAATTTACCATAACAGTACCCAATAGAACATCAGGACATTATGGCTCAGATATAAAGCAACCCTCACTTAAAATAACTTATGAGGAAAATCCTGTATCGGTAGAAACTGTAGCTGAGATAGCATCTACCATAGAAAATATAGAAGAAGCTATTGAAGTCTTTGAGGAGTTAGATTTAAGTTCAGAAGAATTTATAGAAGTAGTGCAAACTATTGATTTACCTCAAGAAATTATAGTTGAAACCATAGATGAAATAGAAGAATTACAATTAGCAGAACAACAAATAGAGGAAGAATTAGGATTTACTGGTTTGGATTCTATCGTAGAAATATTTGAACAACCTATTGAAATTCAAGAAGAACCAAGTATTCTTGAAGAAACAGTAGAATTAATTGAAGAAATGTTTGAGGAGATTCCTACTGAAGAAGTAGTGGAATCAACAACTGAGGGGTCAGTTGAGGAATCTTCTTTTAAAGAGGAGGTGGCAGATGAAACGCAGACCGAGCAAGAAGTCGCAACAAATGTCGAAAAAGACGAAACTGTCTCGACTGGAAGTGAAGAAATTTCTGAAACAGGTGAGGGAGAGGAAGTTGCAAGAACAGATGATGGAACTGTATCAAGCGAAGCAGAAGAAGTTACTACTGATGGATCTGGACAACCAGCAACAGAAGAAGTCGCTACTGATGACAGTCAAGGAGAAGTTTCAACAACTGTTTCTATAGATGTAGCAGATGTTTCTGAGAAAGTTGCACAGAAAATAAAAGATGTGGATAAACAGTTACAAGCAACTCAAATGATTGTAGCTAAGATTATGCAGAACAATGATGCAATCAATACTTATTCACAAGTAAACAATCAAATTTTTAACAATCAGGTAATCATTGATGGTGGTAATTTAGATGAATATATGCAAAGGACTTATCTCGATACTAGAGTGCTGTATGCAGAAAGTAGTGTCGGTTATAAAGACAGTTTACAACTTTATCAAGACAGGATTGATGAAGCTGTTTCGAATAGAATAAGAGCAGAAGAACATTTAAGGAGTATTCGTGGATATTAAAGCAATACTAGGCATAATCGGATTGGTCATCACATTAGGTGGCATGATGGTTACTGTCGGTAAGATAATGAATAGACTTGATGTGGTTGAAGCTAGGTCAGCACCTAATATAAAACCACTAGAACAAGGTATAGCTATTAATAAAGCTGAGATTGCTGTCCTTAAATCTCAAGTAGTTGAGATTAAAGCAAGGTCAGACAATCCACTTCAATGACTTATTTAGAAGCATTACTAGCAACATTAGCTGTTGTTTTGTTAATGCACTATAAACCTGAATTTTTTTCTTGGTTTTTTTATAGAATAAAAACCAAATACCTAAGACCTGAGATTAGTATTCTTGAGTTATTAACAATCGGTTTAATAATTTATTTATTAATAAATTCTTAACCAGGAGTTTAAAGCTATGTGTAATGCAGTAGCTTATTCAAAAAAAGAAATGGAAATTATCCATGCCATTTATTCTATTGACCCAAGTGCAAAAATAAGCATAAAGGGTAAACTTGAAAACAGATACGATTATATGTATGGTGGTGTTAAGTTTTTAACTGATGAAAATATTCCTACTTGGAATGAAATATCAGATAAGATAGATGAGCAAAGAGAAGAAAGACATAATCAATCACCCTGAACATTATACGCAGGGAATAGAAACTATTGATTATATTCGTTCATGGAAAATGGACTATGTTCGTGGGAACATTATAAAATATGTTACTCGTTATCCATATAAAGGAACAGCTTTGTCTGATTTAAAAAAAGCAAAGTGGTATTTAGAATACTTAATTAAGGGGATAGAAGATGCCGAAAAAAGGAAGAAGTAGTATCTCCATGCAATTTGCACAGGATATAGTTAGAGCATGGAACTTACCTAATATGAACTCACAAAAAGATGTGTTTGAATATTTAGATAAATATACAGATTCAGGAACAATGTCGTTTTATAGATCAGAAGCAGAAGAAATGACAGGTGTTGAACTAGCAGCACATAATAATAAATATAATGTTTTAGCAAGATTAGAAAGACAAAACCTACCACCACTAACCAATATTGTTAAAGTATCTGATGAAACATATACTATGGTTGTTTTTTCAGATGCACATTTTGAAGGGTACGAAACACCTAGTTATAAAATTCTTCTTAAAGTGATGAAGGATTTAACTAAGACTAAAGAGTTGAAGTGTGTGATAGCGAATGGTGATATGTTAGATTTAGCTATCCTATCTACATTTGCAAAATACACATTAGATATAGAACCTAAGATGCGAACTGTTCAACAAGAGATAGATGACAGTCAGCAACAACTTAATAATATTCAGAAAATTATCAATCAAGCAAAATATCCTATAACACAATTTGCTACTTTTGGTAATCATGAAACTAGACTGAGTAAGTTTGTATCAAGATGGGGAACTCAATTTGAAGATTTCAAAGCATTTGATATGAGTTTTATTTTTCCTCATTGGACATGGGGTATGAGTTTTGTTATAGATGATACTCTTATTGTCAAGCATAGTATGAGAGGTGGTATTCATTCTACTTATCACAATGCTTATAGGTCAGGTATGAATATGGTTACAGGTCATACTCACCAACTTAATGCTAGGACATGGGCAGATTATAATGGCACTACCCTAGCCATAGCTACTGGACATCTATCCAGTCCTTATCATAATTATCAGCATGAGAATGTAGCGAATGATTGGCACAATGGATTTGCTGTCATTACAGTAGACCCAAGAACAAAGATAATCTCGCCTGAACTTATCTATGTTAATAACCATCACAGATGTGCATACTTTAGGGGAAAGAAATATAGTGTATAATGACCAATATAAAACATCTAATACATAGAACATTAGATATAGGAAGTGGTTTAATTATATCTTTATTAATACAGATGTATATTTTTCCTTTATATGGAATCATTATACCTTTTTGGAAGATGGTGCATTTCTCGTTAATATTTACAGCGATAAGTATTGAACGAAGTTATTTATGTAGTAAATATATTTTTAAATACAAATGAAAGCAAAGTTAGTTTTAGTTCATTGGGAAGATGCGATAACCTCTACAGATGGTTGGACAGATATTAGTGAACTTAAATCAGAACTAGCTAATTGTGTATCAGTTGGTTTTCTTGTAGAAGAAAATGACAGAACCATAACTATTGTATCTCATGTATCAGGTGATGAAGATGGTACAGATATAGATGGTAGTTTAGTAGTAGATAAAAACTGGATTAAAGAAAGACAAGACTTAGCTATCTCATATACACCTGATAAAGATGTAGGAAAGTTAGTAGGTAAATGGTTAGATGGAAGCTTAGTTGTTGATAAAGCCAAAGATAAATTAAAGAGAGATAAACCAATCACAGATGTATAAGTTTTAAAAAAGCCAATTCAATCTAACAAAGAGAAAAATATGCCAAAAAAAATAGACAAAGAATAAGAACAGAAATTTGTAGAATATTACTGTGAGGGTGATACTCAGGGTAATGCTACACAATCTTGTATTAAGGCAGGTTGGTCTAAAGATAAAAGTCCTAGACAAATGGGAGCTTATCTAAAGAAGAAATATCAAATTGAGATCAGGGAAAAAAATGAGGAAAGGATCTCATCTACATCTGGTATGGCGATATCAGTTCTACAAGACCTACTTCATTCAGAACAAGATAGTGTAAGACTTAATACTGCCAAACTTATTTTAGAATTAGGAAACTTCTCATCACAAACCATTAATCTTAATGTAGATAAGATGTCAGCTAAGACAGATGATGAATTAATATTAGAATTACAAACACTAATTAAGACCATTCCTAACCTTGATCC